AACTCCCTCTGGGTCAGATGTACCGACCACAGCCTGAGCCTCCACCAGACCCTGATTCTTGGGAATTCTCCTAATCTGATCGAGTTTTTCCCAATATACGCTCTCTATTTCATAAATTAGAGTCAAGCACTCCTCAAGCTTACCTTGGTTCACGATACTAAGGTTTGCTTTTACAGCACTTTTGTAAGCCACCCTGCCACCGATTAAAGCGCCACCGAAGCTTCCCAAAAGCGTGGCACCAGCTGCTACCCATACAGGCCACCATTCAGTGGGCGGCATAGACTGTACCACCACTTGAACAGGCTGGCTTAGATACTCTGGCAGCAACTTCGGCACTAGCAAGGCCTCAAATGAAAACGCCTTGGCAAGACCAAGGCGCAAATACGGATAATGACGATATTATGGCTAGTTCGTGCCCACTGGTCAATAGAATTTACATTTTATTCCACGGCGGTATAAATATATCATTCACGGTTATGTAAACTTTAATGAAAAATAAGGCAGCTGCCATAAAACCAAAAGGTGTAAACCAAAGCCTTATCGAGAAGTCTGTAAATAAGTCAGCATGGGAATTTATGATCAGCCCTAATAAAGCTATCACAACAACGCAGACATTAATCACCTTAACAGGCACTTCATACACGTCACGCACCCACTCAGCGCCATCTTCTTCAACATACTCCTCGTCATCATCTATTTTAGATTTATTTCTAGCCGTCATCGCCAGAAGTTGACCTAATACTACAACTGCAGACATGATAGCGCCTGACCTGGTCAGCCAGTCACCAATGCTTTCAGTTTTAGGCACAACGACCAATAGATCATAAGCCCATATATATGAAGGTGGGACAAGGCAAGCTACCAACGAAAAAAAACCAGCCAAATAAATGCTATTATTAAGTTGATTAACCTTATCTTTTAACTTAAGCCTGGCGTATGGAGCCATTTTTACTAATTTATTTTGCTTACATTTGACCTTCATAAATCCTACACATTATCTTATGCGGCTTGCTTAATAAGTAGCACCACTGGCATCAATGATACGCACTCCCAATCATCTAGTGTATATAAAAGCTTTTCCCATATTCCACCCCAGCACGCGCGACCTGACCGTGACCAGCGACCTACGTCGACTACTTCCCCATGCTCGTCCTTTATCCAAGTAGCAATGCGCCGAGGATTGTGCAGCCCTGGTCGGTTGTACGGGTACGTAGTTTCGGCATGGTGATGTATCGCCGCCGACACGATCCAGCGCAACTGACGAGCAGCCTCTGCCGGTGGCCGTTCAGCCTGCCCCTGCCCGGGGAGCCGTATCTGCATGCCGACATGCATCAAGGCGGTGTGTATCCACTCTCGATCCTCTGCAAGCTCATCGCGGGTGAACGGCCCAAAGCAGTACCGCGCCAACGCTGCTAAGTGAGCAGGCTGATTCTCCACGGCACTGATCACCGCCCCCGCCTCTAGCCCATTCACAATGCGCCAATCATTGTTGTTGCGCTGAGTGGTCTGAACCTGGGCGCCCATGCGCGCTATCTCCTGCGCATACGCCATGACGCTGCCGCGCTGCTCGTGATACGCATCAAAGACCATCTGTCGTGCTGAGATATATCGCATCACTTCCCCCTGCCGTTGCGTTTTCGTTGCGATATTGCGCAACTGTTGCGTTTTGTTGCCTGCTGCGTTGCGTTTATCTCTGCAACTACTTCATCCCAAACGCTTTTCATGCGTTGCGTTGTTGCGTGCGGGAATTTCTTTAACCACTTGTCATGCACGGTTTTACGGCTCTCTTTGGGCACGCTGAGCATTTCCCGCAAGACGAACTTCAGCTCGCACTCTCTGGCCCACTCATGCCACTCAGGCGGGTAGCCGTTCTCGCCACCCAGCGGGCGACCGTCTGGCCACTGCGTCGGCCGCTCGATCACGCGCTATCACCTCCATGCCCGATATACCCCTGGTTTACTGACACCTCTGCCTCACAGGCGGGGCAGAGCAACGCGGCGATGAACGGCCGGTCGCCCATGATGGCCAACGGTGCGAAGGTTTCGCCGCACTGGCAGGTTGGGAATACGGTTTCGCCAGCACGTGGCTTGCCGCCTATGTCGATCACGTCACCCATTTGCCACCTCGGTTATGCCGCTGGTTATATTTTGTTGCTCGTTTTGTACTGGAATGATCTCGATCCACGTTCCCGTCTCTGCCTTCCGGTCGACCTCGGGCGGCTCCATGATTATCCGACGCACATACTCGCCGCGGTCATCGGGCAACAAACCTGCGGCTACCAATCCATCCTCAAGGTGCTTCACGTTCAGGCTGTAGTTGCTCGTATCACGGCGACGCACGCCCTTGCCCAGTCTTGGGCGGAAAACTAGGTCTACGCATCCGCTAATCGGCTTGATGCCATCCCGATTCACAACATGGCGAACCAGTAGATGACAGCTATCGACCTCGCGTTTACGCTTGGTCCAGTGCTGACGGGTGCCCACGTTGGTGCTGTTGGCTAGATAAGGGACGAATAGGCGCATCAGTCGCCCTCCGCTTCGTGGTGGCGGCCTGCGATTAACTCCTGACTCACCTCTGCTGCACTCGCTTGCCATTCATGCCGTGCGACTATCATCTCAAGGTTGCACTGCGATACCTCTTCATCGTCATGCCCTTTAAGGGCTTCGTTAATGGCTTGCTCGGCAGCCTGTAGCCGATGCGCCGCTTTTGCCAGCCGCTGCCCAGCCTTACTGCTAATCATGATCATGTCGGTACTCCAAGGGCTCGCCCTGATCGTCATAGCCGTGCGTGAGGTAGAGACCCAAGCCAGTCAGGAACAACGCACCGGCGACGATCAGGCCTACTAGAATCCATGGGCTCATAACTTCACCGCCTTAACTAGGCCGCGCCTGGCGAGTTGGTCCAGTGTCAGCACAATCGCTTCATTCATCCGCGCTCTGCGCTCTTCACGGCTAAGGTCTTTGCCGTTATCAATCTGGTGGTGGCACTTGGGGCAAAGCGCAGCGGTGAGTGCATCGCTCGCTTTCTGGCTCCGGCCACGGTGCTGGTTGCTGTGGGCGGCTTGGATGCCCCAGGCGCCGCATAACACGCAGCTATCAATCTCGTGCACGTTGCTCAGCCACTGGCGGGAGCGATGCGGTTTGGTCGGCAGGTAGCACTCATTGGGAAGCATCACGCCACCTCCTTGTATTCATCCGGCTTATAGCCACGCAGGTTGGGATCGGTCAGCCGCATGCCCAAGCTGGTGAAGTGCTGGTACACGGCATCCAGGTAGCGGGTCTTCTGGTCTTTGCTCATCAAGCGGGTACAGGGGAAGTCCTTTGGCTCCTGCATCAATTCCAGCTTGGCCTCATAAGGCAACGGCTTAACGATGCGGTCGTACTTCTCTTTGAACTCGGGCAGCTCCCACCGCAGAATCGGCACCGCGAAGTGCAGTTTGCAGAAGCCGCGGTACTCCTCGGCGGTATGGTCGCCTTGCGCTTCTGCCTCCAGGAGCCATTTGCGTTGGAGATTGTTCTGGTCGGTGCTGCGCTTTACTTGGCGTTTACGCACCACGATCTCGACTTCTCCCCATAGCTGGATGGCATCGGAGATAACCTTCGGCAGCTTGGCAGCGGTGGCCAGCGCTTCTTGAATGGTGCTGGCCCGAGAGACGAAAGGCTTGTTGGCTGGCTTAGTCATGCCGCACCTCGCTGAGTCCGGTAGCTGCCCCAGTCCAGTTTGAGCGTGGTACCACCGCCCTCCTGCATCCGGTCGATGATCCGCTTGCCCAGGTACTCCTCGAGCTGTTCGCGCTCCAAGTTGCTGATCAGGATCGTCGGTAGCATCTGCTTGTAGCGCTCGTTGATGATCTTGAAGAGCATCAAGCGCTCCCATTCGGTACCGAGCTGCGCGCCTACTTCATCCAGAATCAGCAGGTCGAGACCGCTGATGAAGGCGCGAATTGCCTCACGCTCACTGCCAGTCTTGTCCTTGCTGAAAGCCCGCTCCTTGATCAGGTCGACCAGCTCGTAAACATCGATACCCATGACCACCCGCCCACTGGCCAGCAGCGCGTTACCGATGGCATAAGCTAGATGGCTCTTACCGGTACCCACGCTGCCGGTGAAGATCAGCCCGCCACCCTGCTCAAGGCGTTCGTCAAACTTGGTGACGTAAGCGCGGCACACGCTCAGCACGTACGATTGCTCGCGACTCTGCGCCTCAAAACCGTTGAGGGTTTTGTTCACGAAACGCCTGGGAATCAGCGAGTCTTCGCGCAGCTTCTCAAGCCGCCGACGGCTGCTGGCTTCGCTGGTCTGATTCACCTCGGCCTGACTAACGCCTTTGGCATCCTCAAGCGCGCAGTGCGGGCAACCAGCCCACCGACCGTTGGGCATCTTGGTATTGGCAAACGCGCCATGAATCCGGCAGTGGTCGGCCTTGGTGTCAGCAGTACCGGCTAACATGCTAGCCAGCTGGCCGCGCACTTGCGGGGTGGTTGTCAGTGATTGAGCCATGGTTAATCCCTCGCCCACGCTGGGAGTTCAAGATCGTTGGTGCCGTAGGAGCCCACGGGCATCGGTTGGGCAAAGCCCATGCGGCCATCTTGTCGCTGTGGTGTGCGGGCAGCGGGCGGCAGCCATTCGTTGTCATACTCGGCGTTTGGCCCAAAGAACCGCTGTGCCTGCATGACAAACTCGGTGCGTTCGTCGCCCTTGGCGCGAATGAACGCGGCATAGCGCTCGACCCCCGCCTGCATGGTTTCGGCAGGCACGCCCTGCTTGCGTCGAGCGCTCCACGCCTTGAAGGCTGATTTTTTAGGGTTACCGCCAGC